GGGAGAGACCGACGAAGAAGCCTGACATCGATAACATAATCAAGGCATATTTAGACGGAATGAATGGAATTGTATATTTGGACGACACACAAGTGGTCAGAGTATCCGCGAAGAAGGTTTACTCAATGGTTGCTGGTGTGGATGTTTGTGTAAGAGAGGAAATATTGTGACATTCAAAATAGACTCTCCAACTTGTATTAGTTTCTCTGGGGGAAGAACATCTGCATATATGTTGTGGAGAGTTCTTCAAGAGAATAATGGATTGCCAGAAGAAGCAAAGGTATGTTTTGCTAATACTGGTAAAGAAGATGAAGCAACTCTGAGATTTGTGGATCGATGCAGCAAAGAGTGGGGTGTGCCGATCACATGGCTTGAGTACCGAGCAGGCCCGACATTTGAGGTTGTGGATTTTGATACTGCAAGCCGAGATGGTGAGCCTTTTGCAGAACTGATTGAAAAGCGAAACTATCTTCCAAATCCTGTGGCCAGATTCTGTACCGGGGAATTAAAGGTTCTAACTATTGACCGCTACTTCAAGAGCATTGGAGTGCCAGAGTACGAGACGATGGTTGGGATCAGGGCCGATGAGCAGCGCCGTGCGGCCAAGATGAAAGATGGCAAGTTGATCCCATTGGCGAGGGCTGGTGTGACCCAGGCTGATGTGCAGGACTTTTGGAAGAAAAGCTCTTTTGATCTAGAGCTTGAGTTCCATGACGGGGTGACAGCAAGCGGGAACTGTGATCTTTGCTTCCTAAAGGGCGCACACCAGATTCAAAGCCTGATCCAGCAGAAGCCAGAAAGGGCGATCTGGTGGGCAAAACAAGAGCAGATTGTTGGGGCCACCTTCAGAAGTGACCGCCCAACATACGCACAGATGGCCCGGTTTGCAGAGCAGCAGACCGATATGTTTGACCCAAAGGAAGAGGGCATTGCCTGCTTCTGTGGAGACTAAGTTGAGTTACAGCATTATTGAGCTAGACATCATCCGCTGGGCCGAGGCTCGCAAGATTATTCCAAACAGCACAACCGAGAAACAACTTCTCAAGTGCATGGAAGAACTTGGCGAATTGGTATCTGCGACATTAAAAGGAAATAGAGAGGCTCAGATTGATGGATTCGGTGATGTTTTAGTCACTCTCATCCTGGCGGCAGACCTGGCTGGGCTTGATCTGATTACCTGTCTGAACAGGGCATATGAAGAGATAAAAGATCGGAAGGGAACACTCCATGCAAATGGAATTTTTGTCCGAGATTGAGATATTCATCTCCATAGCGATCATCGCGGTACTCCTCAAGACGATAGAGAGACTCATCAAGTGAACGCCCACGCCGCCATCGACTTCATCATCAGGAACTCGGGAGACTACGCAAAGGCCAAGGCCCAGCGGGTGTTCCTAGAAGAGTTCAGAAAGAGCAAGAAAGCTCTGCTGATGAAAGAGGCGATGCTTAAATTTGAGGCAGTCAACGCTCAAGAGAGGGAGGCTTACTCACATCCTGAGTATCAAGAGCTTCTGAAGGGACTAGCGGCGGCGATAGAGGTCGAGGAAGACCTGAAGTGGAAGCTGGAGGCAGCAAGGATGAGGACTGATGTCTGGAGGACAGAACAAGCAACCGCTCGAGCAGAAGGACGGGCTACAGAATGATCCCGAAGCACACCTACATCCGAAGCCCCAAACTCCTTAAAGCAGTCGCAGAGCTGTCCTGTCAATGCTGTGGACACCCGAACTCCCAAGCAGCTCACTCCAACTGGACTGGCGGGAAGGGGAAGGGAGTGAAGGCAGACGACAACCACATAGCCGCCTTATGTCTCAAGTGCCATTGGGAGATCGACCAAGGAAACAAGATGACCAAAGAGGAGAGGAAGGAAAAGTGGCTCGCTGCTCATCGAAGGACAGTCCAGGCTCTACAGAGTCAGGGAAAATGGCCTATTGACATTCCGATTCCCGATATAGAATTGTGATGCCCCTTAATCCGCAGTTGCCGGGGTGGGGCCATAGTGCCCCTTTTTTTCTGGAGCGATGATGAAAAATAAGACTGTGGAAGAGATGCAAAAGTATCTCAATCAGAACAAGCGCAAGTACCATCACACGAAGCCAATGAAGGCTTACAAGATGGCAGACGAGTTCGGCAAGGGCTATGAAGCCATTGAGATGCAGAAGGCGATGAAGAAGTGAAGTGCCCCATCGCCACCCAGGACACAGAGGTCAACCTCAAGAACCGTAACCATGCCTTCGAGGAGTACGGTTACGGCCCTGCCAATCCCGAAAACCCGGGTGATTTCTGGGACGAACGCGCAGAGGAATGGAACACCACTCCCGAGATCGCCCAGTCGATGAGGTGCGGGAACTGCGCTGCTTTCATTCAAACGCCAGAGATGATGGGTTGCATCACCGGAGGGATTCAGAAAGAAGAATCCGACGATGAGACCTATGCTCCCGAGGTTGTCGAGGCGGCAGACTTAGGTTACTGTGAGCTGTTCGAGTTCAAATGTGCGGCAGACAGAACCTGTAGCGCATGGCTTACTGGTGGCCCAATCACCAAGATGACTCAGAAGCGCAAGCAGATGCTTCAGATGGCAAAGTACAACGCACGAAAGGGCGAGTATGAAGACGAAAGCGGAGAAGAAAATCTCGAAGGTGATGACTGAGTACGGCAAGGGTAAGCTCAAGAGCAGCTCTGGCGGTAAGGTCACCAACCCCAAGCAGGCTATCGCCATCGCTCTTTCCGAAGCCAAAAGGAAAAAGAAATGAAGGGTCTCTACGCCAACATCCACGCCAAGCGTGAGCGCATTGAGCGCCAGAAGGCCGCAGGCAAGACTCCTGAGCGGATGAGAAAGCCCGGAACCAAGGGAGCGCCGACTGCTGCTGCTTTCAAGGCTGCTGCAAAGACGGCAAAGAAATGATTAAGCGCGGCAAGGAGCAGTTCCAGGGCTATAACCAGCCCAAGCGAACGCCCAACCACCCCACAAAGAGCCACGCAGTCCTGGCAAAGAGTGGGGATGAGGTCAAGCTCATTCGATTCGGTCAGCAAGGCGTAAGCGGCTCCCCAAAGAGGGAGGGGGAGTCAGAAGCTGACAAAAGGCGCAGGGAATCCTTCAAAGCCAGACACGCCGAGAACATCCAAAAGGGAAAGATGAGCGCAGCGTACTGGGCGAACAAGGTTAAATGGTAAGATTTCTTACACAACCGTAAACTTTTTTACCCCGATGGCCCGAAAGGAGTCGGATTGAACATCGAAAAGATCGACATCTCCGTGTTAATCCCATACGCACGGAACGCAAGAACCCACAGCGACGAGCAGATCGCCCAGATCGCCGGAAGCATCAAAGAGTTTGGGTTCAACAACCCTGTCCTGATCGACAAGGACAATGGGGTTATAGCTGGGCATGGGAGACTGGCTGCGGCAAGGAAGCTGGGCCTCAAGGAAGTCCCTTGCATTCGTCTGGAGCATCTCACCGAGACCCAGAGGAAAGCCTACATCCTGGCAGACAACAGGATTGCCCTAAATTCAGGGTGGGAGGCCGAACTTCTAAGCCTAGAGCTAAGTGAGCTTCTGGATGGCGGTGTAAACCTGGAAAGCCTAGGTTTCGACGCAGACGAGATCGACGCTCTGCTGAACAAGATAGAGCCGACAGAGGGACTGACGGACGAGGACGCAACGCCTGAAGTCCCTCAAGAGCCAGTCACAAAGCCTGGGGATGTTTGGATTCTTGGCAAGCATCGCTTGATGTGCGGGGACTCCACTAGCGTAGATGCTGTGGATAAGTTGATGGCAGGCCAAAAGGCCGACATGGTGTTCACCGACCCACCGTATGGGGTTTCATACGAAGGCGGCCACAATACCAAAAAGCGGCAACAGATTAAGAACGATGCTCTTGACGGGGAAAACCTGACGGGTCTGTTTTACGGGGCGCTTTCTGTTGCTCATACTGTCACGCACGACCATGCCGCCTTTTATGTCTGGTTTGCATCAGGCAAGAGCGTCGAAACATTTGCGGCTTTTTCAAACCTATCGTTGAAACTTCGGGCGGTCATCCAGTGGTACAAGGTCAGGTCTGGTCTTGGCGCATTTATGTCGCAGTACATACCAAACTGCGAGCCGTGCATATACGCCTTCAAAGAAGGGGCGTCGCCGCAGTGGTTTGGGCCGACTGATGAAAAGACTGTATGGGAGCTAAAGAAGGAAGCTCGAAACGACTTCCATCCGACTCAAAAGCCGGTCGGACTGCCAGAGCGCGCTATCGGCAACAGCAGTAAGAGCGGCCAGATCGTTTTGGATTTGTTCGGCGGCTCCGGCTCCACGCTCATCGCCTGCGAAAAGACGGGCCGCATCGCCCGCCTGATGGAGCTAGACCCCAAGTATTGCGATGTCATAGTAAAACGCTGGCAGGACTTCACAGGCAAGCAAGCAACACTAGAGTCAACAGGCCAAACCTATAGCGAACTTACTGAACTTTCGGGATTACAAAATGCATAAGACTTCAGGGCAAGGCGTAGCCCATAAGCCAAATGATGAAAACCGAAAGGTCGTAAAGATGCTTAGCGCGGTAGGCACTAGACACGAGGATATTGCTTCTAAGCTGGATATCACAGACGACACCCTTCGCAAGCATTACAGGAAAGAACTGGACGAGGGCCGGATTGAGGCCAATGCTTCTGTGGCGCAGACTCTGTATCAGCAAGCCAAGAACGGGAACACAACGGCGGCTATTTTCTGGCTCAAGACCCGCGCCCAATGGCGGGAGAATGACCGACTCGAGGTGACGGGGGCAAATGGCAACCCGCTGGAGATGGTGATCTCATGGGCAAACGAGAAATCGTAATCCCGTACTCTCCTCGAGAGCCACAACTCGCCATCCATCAGATGATGCGGGAACACCGCTTTGGGGTGGTGGTGGCTCACCGACGGATGGGAAAGACCGTCGCAGCTCTGAACCACATCATTCGGGATGCGGTGGAAAACCGTAAGGAAGCCCCCCGGTATGCTTACATCGCTCCTACCTATGGGCAGGCAAAGCGGGTGGCCTGGGACTATCTGCTGAAGTACACAGAGCCTCTGGGGGCGACTCCGAACATCTCGGAACTCCGCACGGACTTCTGGGGGCGCAGAATCCAGCTATACGGCTCAGACAATCCTGACTCCCTCCGAGGCCAATACTTCGATGGCGTCATCATTGACGAGATTGCCGACCAAGACCCGCGAATCTGGACTGACATTGTTCGTCCTGCGCTGTCAGACCGACTGGGATGGGCGCTGTTCCTCGGAACTCCAAAGGGATCAAACCACTTCAAAGACCTGAGAGACCAGGCCGAGGAAGAGGAAGACTGGGGCTTACTGGAGTTCAAAGCCTCTCAGACCAACCTTATTCCTGAGTCGGAACTCCACGCCGCCAAGCGCGAGATGGGTGTGGACAAGTACAACCAGGAGTTCGAATGCTCCTTCCATGCCGCTGTTGAGGGTTCTTACTACGGGGCGCTGATAAACGACCTGGAGGAGAAGGGCAGGCTCACCTCAATAGACCGGGACGATCTGACCCGGACATTCACCGCTTGGGACTTGGGTATGTCTGACACCACCGCCATTTGGGTGGTTCAGGTGGCCGGACAAGAGTACCGAGTGATGGATTTCGTGGAAAACCACGGCCAAGGGCTAGATTGGTATGTGAACTGGCTCAGAGAGAATAAGTGGCATACAGCCGAACACATCTTGCCTCATGACGTAGAAGTGCGAGAATTGGGGACAGGACGCAGCAGAAA